ATAAAGCCATCCCTTGACCATTGCCAATTGGACCTGTCCCAATTAACACTTGACGAATCACCCTATTTTTAAAATCATCTGCAATATCAGTTTTTACTGCTGATAAAGTCAAAGTACATTCTAAATCAACATTTGTGACTTCCATATCAGACATTGTTAAAATGTTATTTGAAAAGCCTTTGGGGGTCAATGTATTGGTAATGTTGAAAGTAAAGGTTTCAGCGTCCAAAGCAATTCTATCTAGTTCTTCACCAGTTGATCCACTGATATTTGTTCTTGAATAAGTAACAGGACTAGAAACAACTGCATAAGCATTTCTAAAATGTTGAGTTGCACCACCCAAGACAAGGGGTTCAACTGGTCCAGTTGCATTGGCATGATCATCTTGAATCAAAGCAGCTTGAAAAGCAAATGCACCTATCAAACGACCATTATTCACTGATATGCTCAATGATACTAATTTACAACCATAAGCATAAGTTCTAAAATTGACCCCATCAACTCTAAAACAAAGAGAACTGGTAACTTGACCGCTTGAAGTTGAAGTTGGAACATACCAAGTTTGCATTGGATAAATGGTTGATGGTTCATCACTAAATGCAGGACTAACCCCAATCTTCCCCGCTGATGCTCTATTGTTGCTTGTTACTGCTGAATATTCACAACGACCATTAATAATTGAACCAACTAAACCACCTATTTTATAATTTGTGTTGGTGGTGGTTGGGGTGAAGTAATTTACATCATCACCAGTAACTGAATCAGCTGAAGTAAACAATGGAAGGCTTGTTAAAAACCCTGCATTTAACAACTTGCCTAAACCAGTCCCTGCATAAGTATTTGCATCAGCGCCTATTGTAGTAAAATCAATAGTCACTTGAACTTGACCTGTTCTTCTTTGGACTCTTGATCCTGCACTCCATACGGTATCAGGTTCTGGTGGTAAACCATGAGGTCCATCTCTTGCTTCAGTTCGTTCATTGACAACTGGATCACCATAAACAACAATGGGATCTTTTTCACAAGGCAAAGATAAAAAGGTTAAACCACTTGGAGAAGGTAAACCAGTAGTATCATCAATTGAACCAAAGCTTGATTCAGTTGAAACAGAAATACTTCTATGAGTAACTGACATTTTTTATTCCTCTAAATATAAAAGGGTGAATGGTAAATTTAAGAGATAACCAACTTGAGAAGGATCATTTTGAATTTCACTTAAAGAAGCTTGATTGGGGATCAATGAAACTATTCCAGTTTGATCAAAGTTGTAATTGGGTTGTTTTAAAGAGTTAATCAATTGACTTGAATCTTCAGCAATCATTCTTTCCAACAATCCCAAGTCCCCCCCAATATCATAACGAACCCTAAGCAATAAATCTATTCTTTTGCGACCACTTAAACCAGCTTGACCATCATCTTGTGCAAGTGATTGAAACTTGAAATCAAAGAGTCGATTTTGATTAGATCTTGATTCTAAACTTTGGCTTCTTCCACTGGCATCTAAAACACAAAGGAAGGTATGATAAGAATCACTTTTAGGTGTTAATGCTTCAACTCGATCAACTAAATGACTTATTGACGCTGAAATTCCTTTACTCATTTGAATCCCCCAATAGGTTTATTTCAATCATCTTAATCAACTTCTGAACTTCTTCATCAGTCAATCCAATAAACTTTCTTTTTTCATTTACAAAGTATCCATATTGCTGAACTGGTTCTAAAAGTCCTATCGTAAAACCTTGACTTGATGATTGCAGTACGGTGAAGTTTTGCATTAATTGACCTGATAAAGTCAAATCAACTTCTGAAGTTTGACCTTCCATTGAGTTTGTTCTTTTTCTTGATTTCTCTTTGTATTCTCTATATCCCCCTTCAAAATACATTCCCCCGCTCTTTGTCTTTTCTCCACCTTTGGGAGCAAGTCTTTTAGCAGTTTGAGAATTTTTTGATATGTATATGGGATTTGTTGAATATCCATCAAAGGGTTTATCATCAGCATCAACCCCCTTATAAGTTCTAGTCTTAATCAATGCTACCATATCCAAACCAGTGACAAGCATTTGTTGTTGATTCAGTTTGAGATTTGGAAGATTGAGATTAATTCTAGTTTTCATTTAGTGCCTCATTGCTCTAGTTGGTATGAATGTTTTTTCATATTCACTTGGGATTCTGTTCGCAAAATTTCCACCAATATAAGATCTATCTCCACCCTTTGCCCTGATGTTTTGTTCAGTATTTTGAACAATGCCATCTTTGTTTAAGTCAATGCTGATTGTTCTCATTGTCAAGTCACAAAGTTCAATCCCCCTCGATCTCATTTTATCAGCTAAATCAAGATTACCATTGATTTCATGGATTCTTGCCAATGCTAGATAAGAATGCGCTTGAAGTAAATCATTTGCATTGTGAATATCATCTTCATCTGCTTCATCAGGGATAATTAGATCTCTAACATACTTTGCTAGTTCATCCAAAGCGCCTGATATTTGATCAGTAAAATCATTGCTTCTTCTTGGTGCAAGGTCTGCAATATGGGGAAACAAAGAACAAAGCTTGTTATGGTCTAAACCAGTTTCAAATGGTCTTGGGACTACCTTTAAAATCCCCTTTTCAGTTTTGTTTATTGATTGACCACCCAAAGATTGAACATAATCAATTGTGAATGCAATAGTTGCCTTATTGGCTGTAATCGTGGAAGAAGAAGCGGTATAAGTCCAACAAGCAAATTGTATTGTTGCATTGTTTGATAAGCTTATATCTCTTGGCAATGGATCACCCAAAATCAAACTTGAATCAACTATTCTAATTGGCTTGATTGAAAAGTAATCATCCCCATCAGTCAATAAATATGCTTGATTTTGATATGGTTTAAGGCTTGTTGTTGCACTGGTTAAAGTGATTGACCGTCTATCATTTGAAATTGCACTTGCACTTAATGAGCTTCTACCTTCAGTCATGCTTGAAGTTATATCACCACTATCTAAATGAAAGGTGATTGTTGGAGTCCCACTTATTGCACTTGGTGATTGCCAAATGAAATTGTGATTCTTGCCTTGTTGTGCTTTTCTCATTGCTTTACTTCTTCATTTGGAATTGTTTGATCATGTATTGTTTTAGATAGTTTATCTAATCCAATTAAAAATAAAATTTCACTTATTGGATGAGCAAATATATTATGAATTGACCATCTAAATTTATTCGGAAGTTTAGAAATCATATTTCTCATTGGGTTAAGTCCTTAATTTCATCATCGTTTGTTTGCTTTAAATCCATCACTTGAACAAAACCCTTTGAAATGGGAGTCCAAGAATGACGGCAATTATAACCCCCTCCTGTTGTTAAAACAGGTCCCGCACCTTGACCATTATTCAATCTATTTATTTGCGATTTGCTTAACACTTTACCAACCAATTTTCTGCAAAATGGTCTAGTGATTCCATCTTTGGGACCAACATAAAGGAATAAATCAAGTCCTGCTGATTCAGCATTAACTGCTTGTGTTGATCTACCAAATTCAGCAATCTTTAATCTTGCTTGGGTCGTGTTTCTTCCTACCGACTTCAAAAATTCACTAGCTAAAGCGTCTAAGGGTGCTTTAGTTGACCCAATAACCAGCGCTGAATTGACCGTGTTTTTAATTGCTTTGGTCAAATCAGGAATAACTGAATCATCAAAAACTGATGCAACTGTTCTTTGTATGGTTGAAGAAATAATATTTATATCACCACTTATAAAATTCGGGTCTATTGCCTTCATTGCTTCATTGGTCAATTGAACAATATCAAGTTGAGATTGCTCAAAGTATGCAATGGACTCACCCAAGCCTTCACTGATCAAAAAATTCTTTAATTCAAGGGGACTCATATTTAATAAAATATCCCCCCGACCTTGTTTCATTAATCTAGTGACTGCTTCTTGTAGTTTTTTAGTTGATTTAGCAAGTTGTTTTTCAAACTCCTTAGCTACTTCAACTTCTTTTTTAAGAATATCCAACCTTGATTTTAACAAAGTTTTCATCTTTGGGTTTGCTTCTGCTTGAACTTGTTTTTTTAGATCATCTATCGCTTCTTGATCAGCATTTTTCTCTGCTAAGGTGACATGATGATTAAGATGATGGTTGCAAACAGAACAAAACATAAGAAACTCAATAGGTCAATCATTAAGCCAAACAATCAGTCAACAAGAAACCATAGTTTTGAGCAATGATCTTATCTTGATGCTTATGTTCTAACCAAACAGTTCTCTTTGTCATTTCAAGATCATCATAAGATCCACTTGTAAAGCCTTCATACTCAAAATTTAAGGCTGCTACTGGCATAACCTTAGTACCATTCTTATTGGAAACTGCATCGCTTCCCTTCATGATACCCATGAAAACTGAATCATCAGTCCAAATTTGTGCTTCACTAGAAGTTAAACCTGCATTGGCTGTTTCTCTTCGTGCTGAACCAACAAAAACATTGGGGATTCCAAGAACTTCTTTGAGAACACTGACAACCATATCATCTTGCATGATACGATTACCCGCAGCAGTACCAGAAGCGGTTGAACCAGCGGTGAAGAAACCACGAACATCAGCTGATCTTGATAAGGATCTTAAAGCACCATAACCAAGAACCAAAGTATCTGGAAGAATACCATGAGCATTTGCACGGATAACATCAAGTAAAGCATGAAGATCTGTTAAAGGTTCAGCACCTGCAGAATTCCATTGAGTACCCTTTGAAGAATTACCCAAAGAAGCTAAATCAGAAGTATAAGAACCCCAATTAGAACTACCAAATAGAAGATTTGCAAGTCTTGCTTCTCTTGCTAAAAGTAGTGATCTTTGAACCTTCTTAAATGAGCGTGTTTCTTCATTGCCTGGATATTGAGAATATCTAATATCTTCCAAAGCAATTGCATCTTTGAAAGAATAAGCTTTGGTGCTAAAGGTGGTTGATGAGCGGTCAAAATTACCAATTGCTTGACGACCAGAACCAGGAGAGCGCTCAGGATTTAAATCAGGTGCACCCATAAAATTACGGGTTTCTTCAATGAGTAAAGTACCAGTAGGACCAATAGAAGAAACATCAACTTTTTCAATGACTTTATCAGCGATTAGTTGTCCATCGTTTGGAATGGCTTCAATTGCTAAATTACGAAGAATCTCATTGACTGGATGAATATTAGAATAACTTGGATTTGCCATTTATTATACTCCTAAACAAGGACTAAAAAGGATTTCGATTTGTTCATTATTTGAACCACCAGTGTTTGCATCATTTGGCAAATAACGACCAACTGCAATTTGAACACCAGCACCAGCACTTGCATAAGCATAAACTTTACCTGCTAAACCAGGCATAACAAAATAATCAGTTCCACTTGCAAGGGTTTCACCAGCAATAACTCTTGTTAAACCAAGAATTAAAACATTGACAACATCACCACTTGAAACTGTTTGTTGAGAAACACCAACTGGAACATCAGTTGAAGCGGTGCAAGGTGTAACTTTACCAGCATTATCAAACTTTACCAATTGGAAAGCAGTAATGGAAGCACTAGCAATAAAAGACGTATAGATTGATTGATCATTAAAAGCCATTTTTATCCTCCAAAATAAGAATTGTATTCATTGGGGTTTTGTTTGATGAAAAGGTCTAAAGCTTGTGCAAAAGTGACTTGCTTTTCCTTCTTGATTTG